ACGATCGTTTTGGTAATGACAACGGGCGCTGGAGGAGGATCTAACGCAGCTTCAATGCGACCGAGCTTGTACGCGGCCATCTCTCGCGAGAGGCCATAGATCTGCTCAGCCAAGGGCCTGTTCTTTCCCAGGTGATACAGAAGCTCGGGGCCGCGCTCTGATTCACGGATGACATCCGCCATAGCGGCGCTAATAGGCAGCGAGTTATCTCGCGCCACAGCGTCGTAGTCGGCATGCTTTGCCATGAATTCAGACTCGCGAGTCTTCCAGGACTCTGCGCGCGCTTTCGCGGCAGCCTGCTCTTCGCGTGCTTTCAGCTTTTGCTCAACGCGCTCGTCCGCTTTCGCGTCGTAGTACGCATCGAGTGCCTCAGCGTGCGCAGCCTCGTCGTAATTGAAATCCTCCAGCTTCGGGCGAGTGAGTGGCTTCGGTGCCTCAGCGGTTTCCGGCTCTTTTGCCGGGGAATTCCGCTGCAACATCGCAAGCAACGCAGCCTCGCGCCGCTCCGCTTCACGCCAATTGCGTGTCAGCTCATCGATGCGCTTCTGTACGCCCTTGGGTTTGGCGTCAGAACTGTCGTCTGCATCGTTGACGGCGGGCGATGATTCCGCTTGCTGCTCGATCTCAAGATCGTTGGCAATAGCATCGGGTGCAGGTTGTTCTACAACCTGTTCAGTCGTATCGGTCATGTGCGCCTTTGCGAAGTGAAGCACTGCCTAACCGGGCAGAGTCGGGAATCGAATTACTTGGCAGGCTTCGGCGGCTGTTTAGCCTGAGTGAGCTGCTGCTTATGCTGTGCCTGGAGGTTTGCGACCTGATTCGATGTCGCCTGTTCCTTCAGTTGCTGGGAGCCGTCTTTCACGGCGTCGCCAATGTCACGTTGCTGCGACTCGAGCTGATGCGAGCCATCCTTGACAGCGTCCTGAACGTCGCGGTGCTGGTTCTCCAGCGAATGCGATGCCTCAGTGGCCTGCGCCTCGTGGTGATGCGCGGTCTCGGTCAATTGATGCTCGGCCTTGATGCGCGCGTTCTCAATCTTCAGCAGCGCGTTCTCGGTCGCAATAGCCAATAGCTGCTCGCGATTGGCGAGCGCTGCCTCTGCGGCTTTTAGTTCGTTCTGCTTGGCCTGGAACTGCGCTTCTTGAGTCTTGAGATTCGCGCCAGCGAGTTGCGCGCCAGCCTTCTCGGACTTCGCGGCGGCCATCTCGGTCTGCAATTCCTGCTGCGCGGCCTGTACGAGCTGTCCGTGCTGCTGGACCTGCGCCTGCGCCTGCTTGACCTGATTCATTGCCGCGGTGACTTCTGGTGGCAGTGACTTGTCCTTGGTCAACAGCTCCTGAATCGGCGGCGGCAGCAACGCCTGTCTGCGCTCTGCGATCTCCTGCGCGTAAGGCATGTCCATCGCCTTGTAGACCAGGTCGCCGGCCGACATCATCAACCCTTCGTCCTGACCGGCCATCTGCGTATAGAACTCCGCAGCCTCGGCGCGACGCGTTGCATGCGATGGGCCAACAGTGATCGCCGTATCGAATCGGCCCTTGCTCAGATCGTTGATGATCTTGTTCGTGACGGGATCGCGTTTGTTGACAGTTTCGTAGCTCTCCTTGCCGTCAGCGCCGAGCATCCGCACCGTCTGTTCGGTATCGATGACCTTGGGAATGAGATTGACCAGGATTTCCCAGGTACGCTTCACGCCCTTGCCCATATTGTCTGGGTAGTTGAAGTTCGCGATCTCGCCTTGACTCTTGCGCGCGTTGATCGCCTTGCCCGATGTCTCATTGCCCTGAGCACCGAGCGATGCGTCGTAGACGCCAGTCACTGACTTGATGTCGTCGCTCGACATCTGCGCGAGCTGCATCAGTGCGGCGGGGATCGCGGGCCCGCCCATGCGAACCGGCGGACCAGGCGCGCCTGCATCCGGGTTGTACAGGTTGTACGGGAAATTCTTCTTGTGCGCCTCCGCGAGATGCGCCTCAAGCCCAGCAACTTGCTTCGGCGTCATCCACGGCTTGTCCTGCGGGGCGAGCGCTACAGTCTCCACCATCGAGGTGCGCTCGATGTTGTAAGCCTTCTGCGCGTCCTTACCGGAGCGTGCAATGCCATTCCAGTAGACCTTGCCTTCGATCACGACGTATTCGCCGTACACCATGACGAATGGATGATCAGGGCCAGCCCAATCGACCGGGCCCTCGAGGATGATCGATCCAGACAGGATGCACATCTTGATCTTGTGACATCGCTGAATGCGACTCTTGAGTACCGTCACGCCCGGGGGCGGCGTGACCTTGTTGCCATCCTCATCTAACTCATTGATCGTCGAGCCATCGGAAAGTAACAGGAGCGTCTTGTCGTATGGCTCCTTGTACCAATACTCGCCAATGCGGACGCCTTCTTCGTCATCCCAGTCATCAGCGTCGTCGAATTCAGTGTCTAGATCGAAGTCAGATTCTTCCGCCTTCGGCCAGCGCTCGTGATACTGATCCTTGCTGATCTTGTCGGTCTTGAACCAGTCGGCCGCATCGCGCTTGAGGATGTCCTTGCACGCCGGGTCGCAGAACAGGCAAAACGGATTGAGCAGCGGGTCAATATCGATGACCTGATTGAACGAGTCCTCCGCATACTTGACAGTAATCTGCCACGCGCCCATGCCGGCGCCGACCTGATACTCCGCGGAATAATCCGTGACCGTGTCGAAGTCCGCATTCGCCACGATGCTTCGAATCACGCCCTCGTAGATATCGGCCGTCTTGACATCGCCATCCTCGGCAGCGCGAACCTTTCCCATCGGGCGGTTCTCGCGCATCTTGTTGATGATCGACTTGACGCTGACGTTGAGCTTGTTGAACTCAAGCATCATGCGATCGGCACCGCGCTCCTGCTTGGTCAGCAGATCCCACTGCTCGCCGGGCACGCGAAGGAACTTCATGTCCGCGGTACCAAGCTTTCGATTCGGGCGATCAGCCTCCATCATGATCTTGGCGCGCTTACGGGCACGAATGAACAGTTCCTTCTTTGGATCTGCCTTCTTGTCCGTCGTTTCTTCTGCCATTAACCGCGCCTGAAATGCCTGTATGGATCAGTCACAACTCGATTGCTCTCTGCGAAAATCTGTTCGGCGGCGACACACAACAGGCCGAAGGCGTCGGCGCCATGACTTGACCAGTCGTGATCAGGACCAAGGCCAACGCCGCGCTCTTCATCCTTCTTCTCGTGATACCAACCGAGCGCTTCCAAACCTGCGACTGTGGTCGGTGATACGAATCCGCCTTCCGGTGTCATCTGCACATCGGGCGGTGAGTTGAACCAGCACGAGGGGAAGTAGCGCCTGCCAGCCTCGATACGAGCCTTTGCAGCGCCCTTGCCTTGATTTGGGACGACCGTCACTGAGTAGCCTGCTGCTGTGATGGCTGACTCGTAGGACACGTCATAGACCTTGTCGTTGGTCTCGCCGTCATGTGGCAGCCAGACCTGCGCGTGCTTTGGCTGATAACCACGCTCGCGCATCCATGTCAGGTGCGTAGACAGTGGCTGCCCGACCGCTTCGTAGTAATCGAGCACTCGAATCTCTTTGCCGACGAACTGCGCTGCCCAGATGGCAACCGCATCGGCTCGCGCGCCTGTTCCGCCGATGTCGAAGAACAGGCGTGTCGTCATCAATGGATCAGCGCCGACTCGGCCAATGCGGCCAGCAGCACGAGCCGCTGTGATGCACTTCGCGTAGTACGCGCCTTCGATCACGCTCACGTAAGCGCCGCCCCAGATGTGTTCATACTGGTCGGGTCGTTGATCCAGGTCTCGTTGACGCTCGCGCTCGAGCTTTGCAGGGAAGCGAGGGTTATCTCGCCAGTTCATCTCCACGACCTTGATCAGCGGGTCGTTCGCGAACCTGAATCGCTGCTCGCAGGCCGCGTTCTTGCGCTTGGGGTTCCACGTAACCCACAGCTCAGCGTTCCAGTCATCGCCTTCCTCGCGAAGCGTGGGAATCAGCGTTGACCAAGCCGTTGCCGTGACTGGCTCGGCCTCATCCACCCAGCAGATGAGGATGCGGCCCTTCGACTTGATGCTGTCGATGCTGCGATCGAGGCCAGCGAAGGCATAGTCGATACGACCGCACTTGCTGCGGATGTATTTCTCACCGACGTCGTACCAGTCAGACAGCCAAGGCTCGTCTTCGATGGCGCGCTTGATCTCCTCCAGTGAGGAGTCAGCGAGCGAGTTCATGAACTGGCGAGCACACAGCAGGATGCCGCTCTGTCCGGACATGCCGAACATGTAACCGCGCACTGCGGTCATCAGGGCAAAGCTGCGCGTCTTTGCTGATCCGCGCCCTCCATGCGCACCCCGGACGTCAGCCGGGCCGACAAATACCGATTTGAGCTTAGGAGGAAGCTTTATCTGTACTGCGGTCATCCAGATCGATGAGTTCGATGCGCGTCACGGTGCGAACTGGAGGCAGATCATCGTCGCCGACAATAGCCTGCGCTGGTTTGCCATCGAGACGGTCGCCGAATTCCTTGAGCGCGCCGAGATCGCCTAGCGCGACCAGAGAGAGCAGCTTGTCGGCAAGCTCATCAATAGCCAGCGCGCCAGGCTCAACAGGCTTGCGACGCTCAAGCGCACGCATGATCGCAGCCCGCCATACCTTGGCCCTTGCTGCGTTCTGATTACCGAGAGGCGCTGGCACGTTGACTCAACTTAAGTATTTGTTAACGAACGCCAAGAATGTTGCGCACTTCCCAGTCAACCGTGTCATTGCGCACATTCGGTCCACTCGAAGTCTCCACCGTCATCTGCCTGCGCTCGCGAGAGCTATACAGGTTGATGATGTAGTTGAGCGAGCCCGGGACCGTGATGACATTGGTCGCACCGGGCGAGCTGACGACAGTCCAGCCCAGGATCTCTCTGCCCGTAGCAAGACAGTCAATTCGATATCGCAGTGCCGTAGGTGTCACGGCTTCATTGGTGCTACCACGAGTCG